AGGAAATAATTGCTGTTCTAACATATCTACAGCCTTATCATCTAAGGTATTTGTTGTCTGCTTACAGATAGACCTTAATAAATCTACAATTAACCTTTTACAACCTGTAGAAGTAAGAAAACGTAGCAGTATAGGTTTTAAAATTTTGTACATAGCTTTGTTATGCTTTACAAACATATTGTAGACGTTAAATTTAATATGGTCATCTATAAGGCTGCCTAATCCCCATTGCAAAGCATAGGTGGCCTTTTATTACCTTCTAGGTTTTATTTCTGCTACAGCTAGTTCTACTTCCTTAAGCCTGTGAAAAACCTCTTTCATATCGTCATGCATATCATCTATCTTTGTTGTTAATAATTCTATAGCTGTTGTATTACGCACAAGATCATCACGTGATTGTCTACCCCTATAAGATACAGAACCTACAGATACAAAACAAGCTGTCATCATTGCACCCCCTACTGCTGCTATAACTTCTACCATTCTTAACTATCTATGTATATGCTTATAGTATAAAGCATTTTTAAATATGGAAGAAAAAGAAGAAAAAGATGGTATTGAATGGGGTGATATTTTTGGTCACGCTATAAGATTTTTAATACTCACCTGGTCGTTGTCAATGATGACATTAGGGTATATGGGTAAGGTAAGAATAGATGGTGCATTTACAGCAGGTCTAGTAAGTGGTGTTTTAGGTAGTTATGGTATATCTGTAGGAAACAAGAAAAGTGGCAATACTGCTAAGATGATGGATAATAAAGGTAATAAAACTGTAACAAAATGAAAAAAAGTTTTTTATTTTTATTGTCTTTATTAGTAACACCTGCTTGTTATGCTGATTTATCACATAGTATTACCAGTTCTGTAAAACTAACTGTAGGTGGTGCTACAACTTCTGCAGATCGCATAGGTAGCAGTTATAGCGTTAGTGGTACTGGTGTTGATACAACCTATACATCAGGTGGTAATGCTGTTGCTAATGGTGTTGGCTCACTTGTTATTAGCTCAGGTATTGGTACACCTCCTGATTTGACAGTAACACAAGACGTACCTGCTAATAGCTTTTCTTTTAGTCAGTCATTTTTGCAAGCAGATGCAATACCAGGTAGTGCTGTAACAACTGGTGCTAGTCCTAATTTTTCTGATGTTACAAGTATTGCAGGTGGTACACCATCAAATTTAGCAGGTACTATTTCTACCGCAGGTTCTATTGCACTTACTGCAGGTGGCGAAAATACAGAAGCAGTAGGACAGGTTATAACAACACTAATAGTAGATTAATAAAACTATGTATAGGCTATTTTGGCTATATGTATTTTTTGGTGTACCTGTTTATGCAGCACCAGTTATTCCAAATTTTCAACAAGGGGTTCTACAGCAGCACGTGGAAACAAAACAAACAATAGTAGAGGATATAAAAAGTTTTGACATACGTAATGGGTATCAACTAACAGTAGGTGGGGAGAATGTAGAGAGTTCTACAGGTAATGTTGCACCTGCAGGTTGGACTAAGGTAAATACAACAATACAGGGTGTAGGCAC